ATGTTCCTTATGTTGTTCAGGATGGTGAACGTCCCGACAACGTTGCAAATAAAGCATACGATGATCCAACTTTAGATTGGACAGTTTTAATTGCAAATAACATTCAGAACATTTATGACGAATGGCCTAAAGATTCTGAGACTTTCAAACAATACATTATTGAAAAGTATGGAAGTTTAGAAACGGCTATGGCAACTGTAAAATATTACTATGACGGATCGGGAAATATTATCAATTCTGCTGACTATGGGGTGTTGTCTTCCAACTCAGGAAAAAGAACTGAAACGGATTATCAATATGAAACTAGAGTGAATATCAACAAGTCTAAGATTCGTTTGTTCAGACCGTCAATAGCAAAATCAATGTCATCATTACTTAGAAACATTGACAGAAAACCTATCATATAAAAATGGCATCTAAAAAACTTGTCATAACTCCTCCTTCTGGTGGGGGAAAAAAGCCAACTGCATATACGTTGGAAAATCCTGAAGTTCCGATTTATGATAATCGAAACACACCGGAGCCTACCTTTGGCGCAGATGTTAGTGTTCGCGAAGTTTCCATGACTCTGAACAATGGCGCAAAAATTGACTTGCGCGGTTACTTTGAAAGTGTTATAATTGAAGAGAGTATGTTCAACACTAAAGTAAGCGGATCGGTAATTATCAATGACCTTATTGGAGCATTGGAAAAGTTTGAAATTCGCGGCGGAGAGAGACTTAATTTAAAAATATACAAGCCAGAGTCGGAAGACATTTTAATTTGGCGCGAAGATTTTATTATCAACAAAGTAAACAAACATGAAATTGATGTAACTAGCGGTAGTGGTAAATATCAATTGATGTTTACCTCAAATAGTTTTGTGCGTTCGATTAAAAAAACAATTTACAAGTCATTTAAAAACACACCTTTACTTTATGCGGTTCGTAGTTTATATTCAGAAATGTCTGCAAATGATTTGATGGTTGAGGATCCAGAAATTACTTTAACTGAACCTTTTATATGCACCGGTATACCACCGCACGTAGCAATCGATGCGTTAGCACAAAGATCATCAGGTCCATTAAAGTATTATGTTTTCTTTGAAAGATTTGTTCCTGTCACTGGTCAATATGTTTCTCCAAATGAAATTGGCGGAGGACAATCATTCTCAGGTTCTCATTATTTTGGTTCAGTTGAACAATTGATTGAATCTACCGATGAAACTGGAATTAAAGTTTTGACATTTGGAAATAAAACGGATGCTAACGTAGAGAAAGCGAATATCGTTCGTGTATCAAAACTTGTAAAAGAATCCAACTTCAATCACTTAGAATCTACTTTGTTGGGATTACATAAAACAAAATTTACATATCTTGATCTGAAAAATAGAACAACAACAAACAAAACGATTTCATATGGAGATAAAACATTCTTCGATGATGTGAGTGGAGATTTTTACAACAATTCGTTTCTCACACCTGAAAATAAGTTTTTTCAGGGTGGTTTATCGGAAACAGGAACTAGAAAACTTACAACCGCAAATAACTTTGGAACTAAGAAAAAAGAAGAATGGTTACCATACAATATTTTTGGTATGTTAACAAAGAATTATTTAAAGTTGTCTGCAATTGTTCAAGGCGGAACCAACAACATATCGGTAGGTAATGTAGTTCAATTAAACGTAATTAGTTATTTTGAAAAAGTGGCAAATGCAAGTTCGGGAACTCCTCCGTTAGATGAAATATATTCAGGACGTTATTATGTTACTGGAGTAACGCATGTCATTACACAGGAAAAATATCAAAAAACACTAGAGATAAGTAGAGGGTCTAGCAGAAAAGAATTCTATACTGAAGCAGATACACTAATTCGCAAAATTGAATTGGCATATCCTAATCTTGCTAAACTCTTCATCAGATAAAGAGAACAACTATGTCAATACCAATTTCATTTTCAGAATTTGCTACGATGAAAGATTATCGTGCAATGGAACTTGTAGAGAAACAAATTCTTTACAACAACGGCGCACGTTATGGACAAATTGTATTCTTAGCAGGCGGTGCAGGTTCTGGTAAAGGTTTTGCTATTAAGCATTTTATGCAAGGTGAAGAATTCAAAATTCGTGACGTTGATGAATTAAAAATTGCATTTCAGAAATTAGATGATCTTGGTAAGTTTAGCACAAAAGATTTGCTAGACAAATACGGCGACAAGATTTCACAAAGAGACAGAGAGTTAATTCAAAAAGAAGTTCTTGACAAAGGACTTAAAATGTCTGAGTTAAATCTGAAGACGCCAACGCATGTTTACATTCTGCACGTTCTTGTTCGCGCTACTGGCGCTAAAGATAAGACGCTGGAGTTAATGCTTGCTGGCGCAGAAAAAGGACAGTTGCCTAACATTCTATTTGACAGCACATTCAAAGACGTAGAAGACATGGAAAAAGTATTGCCGCTTCTACTCAAAGCAGGATACGAACCAAAGAACATTCATTTGACTTGGGTGTTGACAAACTATCAGATTGCAATTAAGAATAACAAGTCACGTAGCAGAGTTGTGCCAGAAGACATTTTACTTGCAACACACAAAGGTGCAGCCGAAACAGTTTACAGTTTAATCAATACTGGTTTGCCAGCAGATGTAAATGGTGGTATCTATGTAATTCTAAACAATCCAGAAAATACTATTTTGATCGTTGATCCAAAAACATCAAAACCATACAGAGACAAAAGAGGCAACCCTGTCATTAAAGACTTTAAGTATCTTGTGATGAAAGAGCCAGGAAAGCCAGCAAAGAAAGAAATTGAACTTAAGAAGCAATTGCTAACTTGGATTCGTGATAACACACCACCAGATTCGTTAGACACTTCAGAACTAGACAACCTATGAAACGTTTTAAAGATTTTATTCAAGGCACCACAGTCTCACAAGAAGAGTGGGAAGAAGATATGTTCGGACCAGAATTGCTTGAGGTATTAAAGCAAGTTGATGGTAAGTGGGCGCTAGTATCAAAGAATACAGGAAGACCGCTTGCATACTATGACGGCGAAGGCAAACCTTCAGATGAATGGATTGCTAAACAAGAAAAACGCATACAGTATTTCAAGCACAGAGGATAATGAATGCAGAATTTTTTAGGTCATGATGGGTTTATCTGGTGGGTTGGTGTTGTAGAAGATATCAGAGACCCCGAAACATTAGGTAGATGTAAAGTTAGAGTTTTTGGATATCACGATGACTCTAGTTTGATTCCTACTGTAGATTTGCCTTGGGCAACTGCAATTCACTCACCGAATACACCAAACTTATATTCTCCACTTGAAGTTGGAGATTGGGTCTTTGGTTTCTTTTTGGACTCTTTAAATGCACAAGAACCTGCTATCGTTGGTGTAATTCCTAGTAAGTTTGCAAATACGCAAGTGACACGTTCTTTTAGTCGTGTTCACACAAATGGTAATTCAGGCAACACCACTTGTTTAGAATTAGGAAACAATTACATTGAAGTTGTTGAAAAAAGTTTGACAGAATCAAACGGACACATTCAAGTAAGTCACAATTTATCTAAAGCAACTTTAACCTTTACGTCAAATAGTGACGTTGAGATGTATAGCATATCTAACGCAAATACTATATCAAACAACGTTTTTATTAGTTCAAACACATTAACTGCAACGATTGATGAAGCCTGTTCAATTACCTCAAACACGATCATTATTGATACAGAAACAAACTCAACTTTTGATTCAGGAAATACAACGTTTAACGTTGACGAATCATTTTCGGTAAATGCAAATTATATTTCTTTAGACTCAGCAACAGACCTCAGATTTGCAGATGCAAATAATGATGTTACATTGCAAACATTAATCACTTGGATTCAAAGAGCATGGTCTGAAGCAAACTCAGCACATGCCGCAGCCAATACCGCAGGCTCAGTTGCAAATGCCGCAACATTAAGATTGAACACCCCAACGTTCGGAAGTTCAAATGGATTTACCGCAATCGTTGGAATTTAACCCTTGGAGAAAACTATGACAAACCATGAAAATTTAGTAAACTTATTTGAAACATACATTGTAGAGAATGAAAAATTCGAAGCAAAAGGCGTAAAGGCAGCCGGAACAAGAGCAAGAAAAGCACTTGCAGAATTATCTAAAGCCGTAAAAGAAAGACGAAAAGAGATTCAAGACGCTAAGACTGCCGAGAAGGCAGTATAAATACAAGAGATAATTTAAGGAAGAAACCAAAAGGCTATGGCACTCGTATTTTACAAAGACTTGCCGCTAGATTTTACGCCAAATCCTGTGACGGGAGATGTTCGTCCCATCACAAACGAAGTAGCGATCAAGCGTTCAATCAAGAATTTAGTTATGACGCAGAAAGGCACAAAACCTTTCATGCCAGACTACGGCACGAACATTAAGAAATACTTGTTCTCTAGCCTTAATCCTTTTGAAATTGTTGACATGGAAAGAGAAATCGCAAACGCCATTCAACGAAATGAATCTAGAGTTATTCTGAAGAAAGTTGAAGCAATACCAGATAACAATCACGGTGTAAAGATTACAGTTGAATACACAATCAAAAACATGAACCTAGAATCTAGCGTCACCACTACATTACAAAGAGCATAATAAATGGCAGACAATCTAAATTTGAAAGTTAATGAACTAGACTTTCAAGGTATCAAAACAAATTTAAGAGACTACTTAAAGTCTCAGGATCAATTCAGAGACTATAACTTTGAAGGTTCTGGTCTGAATGTATTGCTTGATTTGCTTGCTTATAATACATATTACAATTCGTTCTATCTGAATATGGTATTGAACGAAGCATTTTTAAATACCGCACAGAAAAGAACTTCAGTTGTTAATGCGGCTAAAGCCTTAAACTACACGCCGCGCTCAACTTCTTCTGCAAAAGTTACAGGTACACTTACTGTAACGCCTAGTGGCGCACCTGCTACAGTTACTATTCCTGCATATACAAAATTTATAGGAACACTAGAAGGCACTACATTTAATTTTTTAAATACGG